GGACGAAGTAGCCGTTGGCCACGTCGATGACCTCGAGCGTCATCCAGTCGTCGGGCGTCACACCGGCTTTGGCGTAGGTGATCGTCTCAGGCATGACACGGCGCTCGCGGGCTGATAGCGTGGGATTCGTCTACAGCGGCCCATGGCCGTCAAGACGTGAGTCGTATCTTTCACGTGATTTCGCCCGCAGGCTGCGACACCGTCTGGCGAATCATTCAAGACCACTGTGACCTCGGCTTCCGGGTCCGACGTTCTACACCATCGGCCGAGGTCACTATGGTTTTCCGTGCCTGATGAAGGTGCGCGACCATCGCCGCCGTGGAACGCCCCCGCAGCCCTGCGGGTCCCGCATGTCGCGTAGCGCCACCGAGGACGCGGCCCATGAACCGCGCGCGGCCAGTTCCTCCTCGACGATGAATCCGGCGCCCTTGAGCGAGCGGCCGTCCTCGTCGCCCTGGGTGTAGGTGACGACCCTTTCATAGCCCATGGCCTGCGCCGCTCGGCATGCCGCGCCACGCCGAAATCGAAAACTTGTGCCCCCGGGGCGGCGCATTGTGGCGATGATGAGCGGCGACAAAGGCGCACGCCTCTCGGAGCGAAATCGGCCGCAGGATGATTGCGGACTCTTTCGCACGTCCCTGGCTCACCGCGCCGAAAGTTCCCGGAACGCCCGCATGACATGGGGGACAAGGCCGCTGATGAGCTCAGGCGGGTTGCCGAACATGTCGTCGCAGGTCCACGCCGCGGCCTCTCTCAGTTCCGCGGCATAGTCGTCCATGGACCATTTCAGGTGGACGGCATGGCGGGTGATTCCAGCGAGCACGGCCGCGTCGATGAGATCCTCGCGCCGGTCGGACGCCGGATTGTGGCGGAAGTACCCGGGGCACTTGCGCCGCGGATCGTCCAGGTTGTGCGCCTCAAGTTCGGTCGCCGTGGCGAAAGCCTGAAGGCAGTCGCCGCAGGTGTAGAGGATCACTGATCCCTCCCGCTTCGGATACTGTTGATCGCCCGGGCAAGACACTGAGCCAAAGGGTCGGACATGATGGCTTCGATTTCGTCCTCGGTCGCCGGGCGCAACGTCAGGTCGGCTTCGAACAGCAGAAGGGCGCCGCAGCTGATGCAGAACGTGGCGTCTCCCTCGGACGGGGGCTGTAGCGTGCGGCTAAATAGATATTCACTCTGCGACTCCTCCTTTTCTTAGCTAGAAAGTTTTGGGACTTATATAGTTCACTCCATGGTGCGCGCGCTAAGGCAGGCTGCGATTCGATGTTCTTTGGAGCGCCAATGACTGTGACCCCGACGGGAGTTGAAGCTGGCGACGACCTTTGGAGGTTCGCGAAGGGGCGCAAGTTCGCGACCATCCTGGCTGACCCGCCTTGGCGGTTCACTAATAGGACGGGGAAGATGGCGCCTGAGCATCGCCGGCTCTCACGCTATGAGACCATGACGCTGGAGGACATCTGCGCCCTGCCAGTGCAGGGGATAGCTGCGGAGACAGCGCACCTCTACCTGTGGACGCCAAATGCTTTGCTTCCGGACGCCCTGCAGGTGATGGAAGCTTGGGGTTTCTCCTACAAATCTAACCTCGTTTGGCACAAGGTTCGGAAGGACGGCGGTTCGGACGGCCGAGGCGTCGGGTTCTACTTTCGCAACGTAACCGAGATGGTTCTCTTCGGCGTGCGCGGCAAGAACGCGCGGACGTTGGCGCCTGGCCGTCGTCAGGTGAACATGATCGAGACGCGTAAGCGTGAGCACAGCCGCAAGCCCGACGAGCAATACGAACTGATCGAAGCTTGCTCGCCGGGACCTTATCTTGAGATGTTCGCACGCGGTGAGCGGCGTGGCTGGAAGGTGTGGGGTAATCAGGCTGACAGCGAACGGCAACTATGGCAAATGGTCCGACCCGGCGGTCACGCGACGTGATCCGCGAAGAGTGTGCCGTCCCAGGTCTCGTCGATCGCCTTGGGGGTTTTCGCCGAGGGGTTGTAGTCGGCGAAATCCGGTATCGTCCGCCAGATGTGCCGATTCACCCACCGCGCAACGCGGCGCAGTTTCATTTCGGTCCAATCGTGCCTGACCTTAGCCCGCTTTTCCAATGTGTTGAGTTGCATGAAGGGTTGAGCGTACGGCTCCCCACCCCACGCGATCACCCGCTGGATACGTTCCATGCACACGTCAAACGGCTCATGCCCGATCATCGTGTAGACCTGCTTGCGGCGCGGCAAGACATCTTTCAGCATCCGCATCACGCGACCGACTGCCGCGCCTTCGCCGCTTTCATCAAAGCCGAATCGCCATGGCCCTTTGAGGACCGGGGACCAACGCCGGAATACTTCGTCGTCAAACGTGGTCGGTTCAAAACCAGAATTGGCATCAAGAAGCGGAACGCCCTCACGCATATATCGGCCCACGATATGGTCCTGAAACTTCGGATCAAGTGCGGACAAGTTATTGTCGCAAAGCACCGGACGCACCGGAAAGTTGTCAAATTCGGTGAACTCCGCGCCCTCCATCGGCGTCACGATGCAGAAGCTACAACCGACCGGACAGCCACGGCTCGCGAACGTGGCCATCGGGTTGTGACGGGAAACCGCGTCCGGCGATTGCACGCGACCAGGACTTTCCTTCGGGCTGACGACATCGCCAAAGCCCTCCATGTAATCCCGTGCTTTCTTCGTAAACAGAGCCGGACCACCGATCCTCACGGTCATGCCGATCGCGCGGTAATAGGTGGCGATTTTGCGAGCCTCTGGCAGGCGCCACGTGAAGGCAATGGAAATCATGGCCACACCGCCCTCAGTCCAATGCGCGACGCCTTTGATCCACTCTCCCTTATCCCACGCGGGCCTTCGCGATCTTTGCTTGGCCAGCTGAAGGCTGGAAATGCCCTTCCGCGCCCACGGATCATCGGTCATGGCTGCGCCCTTTCTTGGGCTTTGCGCGCGGCGCGCCGTTGCCGTTTTTTCCGGCGTCGCTCACGCTCACGCGCCGATGCCCCGGCAGCATAGTCGGCTATCGTGCCTCGGGGCGCGCCACGATCAGCGGCGCATTGCGGCGAGCAGTATCGAGGGAAACCCTGTCCGCCTCCCTCATCGATGAAGCACCCACACGCCTCGCACAGATCGCCCTCAAACATCATGTCGGCGATCCGCTCGAGGGCCTTGGGCAATGTCGTGGGAGGGTCAGCCACGCGGATAGGCTTCCGTGGCGACCGTGGCGCGGGTGGCGAAGATGCCGAAGTCGAAGCTCGAGCATTCGGTGATCTGCACGCGCGGGTCGTTCTGCGTGTCGCCGGCGAAGGTCGCGCGCCAGACCACGCGCTGCGAGATCGGCGTCATCTGGCCCCAGGCGGCGCCCGCTCCTCGGCGATAGCCCCCGCCATTGTTTCAGCGGGGGGCTCGTCGCATTGGGCCGATGTCGTTCGGTAGGATGTCGCATCACCGCCTTTCAGCTCTGAGTGGTTAATAACATCCAACCCTTCGTCGTTAGGGTGGATGGTAGGATCAGAAGGCAGATCAGATAAGCTCGCCAAGACGACGCCATGCAAGGCCCCGGAAGCGCGGATGACTTCGCCCGTAATCTCCATGATCTTGTCGCGCGCGGAGTCGCTGAGCTTCCAGCCCGTTCCCGGCCCTTCGGTGACGGCTTCATGGCCTTCCGCAGCGAGCGGAACTCCCAGCTTCTTGGCTGGCGCGATCCACCCAGCCGCCACCAGAACAGCCCGAGCGATCCGCTCACAGTAATTCCTGTGCGCCTTGTCGGTCTTCTCAAACGTAATTCCGTGAGCAACTGAAGTCGGCGACATAGCCTCGTGAACGGCCGCAGCCGCCCGCTTAACAACCTCATAATCAATTAAGTCACTCATTGTTTGGCTTCCCTCAAAGCCGCTTCCACCCACTCCTTGCGGAGCGTGGCGATGTGGCGACCCACGGCCATGACAGACAGCCCAAGAGCCTTCGCACACTCGACATTCGAGCATCCGATGTGGGCCGCGAAGAACTGGCGGACGGCCTCGCGGTTTTCGTGGCCGATCTTGGCGCCCGGCGAACGCCACTCGCGCGGGAAATAGCAACCGCTCGGGTCACCCGGCTTGCCGTAATCCATGCGCTCGCTCACAGGTCATTTTCCTCGTCGTCGTACATGCCCTCGAAGGCTTCCTGCGCGCATGAAGCGCAGAGGATTTTGGCGGTGGCTTCGAATGCCTCGACGCTGACCTCGTCCAGAAACTCGCCGCACTCGCCGCAGATAGCGTCGGGCTCGTCGGGCTCGAAATCAGCGGCGTCAGTAGGACTTTGCGGATCATGGCTCATGTCTGGTCATCCCGGCTCTCCGAACAGCGCCTCGACAATCCGCTGCGCCCGGTGGATCACGCCATCTAGCTCCGGGCGTCGCATGAGGTCGGACTCGGGCCAGCCGGCGTCGACCACCACGGCGACGCGAGGGTCATCGGGGGATATGGCGGCAGGAGCGACGTGGCCCTTGGTGTCGGGATGGACGACGCGATAGGCGACAATGTCACCTAGTGTGTTGATGTGGTTCCACCGAACCGAAGAAGCTCGTGGACGGATGACGACGCCATCGGAGAACTTGATTTCGACCTCGGTCTCCGGCGCCACCGGACACTCGCCGCCCGGCCACGGTATCCAGCGATCCGGATCAATCATTTCGGGTCTCCGTTGCTGTAGGTGAGGGGGCCGATCCAGAACCCGCCGCCCCCTCATCGGCGGCACAGTCCCCGGGCTCCTCGCGAGCGCCGGCCTGGTTCTGGTCGGATTGGTGAAGGCCCCGTTGTCGATTTCGGCGGCAGGATGGCTGTCGGACCATTTGCCATAGTTGCCGTTCGCTATGTTGCCATAGTTGCCGTTCGCTATGATTTGGAGCGCGCGCTGGTATCGCGCGATCACATCCATCGCTTCGGGATTGGTCAAGTGACGCATTGCACGGTCGGTCATGGCCCTATCCCTCCGATCGCCTGCTCTCGGTCTCGCAGCCTCTTTCGAGCGCGCTGGCCTCGCCGCCCCGATTGCTTGGCGCGCCAGAGCAGCATCCGTTCCTGATGTTCCGCACGCGCTGCGTCGGGGATGCCGCGAAACTCGATGGCGCAGGATGCGTGCTGCACGCGCCACTTGCCTCCCAGACGCTCAAAGTGCCCCTCGCCGGCGCGCACCAAGGTCTGACAGCGGTAGCACTGGCCGGGATAGCGGTTCCTCACGGCCCTGTCCCCCCAATCGCCAACCAGAACAGCCCGGCCAGCCCGGCGCCGAGAACGAAACCGAGCATGAAAGGCGCGACCACGGGGGCGAGGACGCGGGGGCGGGGATCGCGGGTCATGGCTTTACCGCCTCCGCTTCGGCCAGCCGCTTCATGTCGGCGAGGGCCCTGGCGTTTGAACAGTAGAAATCCGGGATGCCTTCCAGGGTCGGATCGCTGGCCATGTAGATCAGCGCGGCGGCCTTTGATGGGCCGTACCAGGATTCCAACTCTCTGCCTTCCGCGCCTGCGAGCCAGATAACCCAACCCGCGCGGCAGTGTGTTGTCTCGCAACAATGCCAAGAACCCATGTCCAGACTGCCGGGTTTGGAAGCGGCGGCGTAGACGGCTTGATGAATGTTCGCGATTTTCGGGACGCCGCGCGTGTCGATGCCCCGAAGGTCGGCGTTTGTGAGGTCGCCAACCAAAGGAGCTAGAGCCAACCTGAGCTTGACGCCCTCTGGCGTGTCATCGGCGCACATGATTTCAACCGGCAAGTCGCCGTACGGACGCCGAATAGTGTAGATTTCAGGCCTCATGATTCCTGCTCTTGGTGGATGTGCGCCGGCACAAAGCCGGCAAGGAAAGCTTCGACGGCGACTGAAACGGGACCGGTAAGCTCGCGGCGTCCCTCCTCGATGGCCTTGAGGCGAGCGCCGGCATGGTTCCATGCGCGCGGACCGTCGCCGCCCTGGAAGCGCAGCGCCATGGCCATTTCGTTGAGGGACCAGCCGAGGCGCTTTCGGGCCTGTTGGAGATCCTGTCCGGTTCTGATGATCATGCTTTTCCTCGTGGGTTGCCCGGCGGGCTAACGCGAACGCCGGTTTAGCAGCTGCGCCGCGGACGGCCAAGTTGAAATTGCGCTGCGGCTCGGCACATAGTCGAGCCATGACCGACATGGAAACCTGGCCTGCGCTCAACGCGAGAATGCGGCCGATCGCCGACCTCAAGCCTCACCCGCGGAACGCCCGCAAACATAGCGACGACCAGATCGGCCGGATCGCCAAGGGCATAGAAACCTATGGCTGGACCATGGCCGTGCTCGTCGACGAGAACGACGTCATTCTTGCGGGCCACGGTCGCGTTCTGGCCGCCCAGCGCCTTGGGCTACTTGAGGCGCCAACGGTCGTCGCCGCTGGGTGGTCCGACGAACAGAAGCGCGCCTATATGCTCGCCGACAATCGCTTGGCGGAACGCGCGTCCTGGGATGAGGCGCTCCTGCAGGACGAGCTCAGCGACCTACTCGGCAGCGTCATCGACCCAGAACTCACCGGCTTTTCCACTGGCGAAATCGCCAAGATTCTGAACGACGAGGAAGGCTCCGAAATCAGCGAAATTCACACGTCGCCCGTGGCTGACCGATTCTGGATTTCGGTTCGTGGCCCTTTGGCCAGCCAAGCCGAAATGCTTGAGGCGATAAAGGCTGCGGCCAAGCCCATCCTGAATATCGAAATCGACGTCGGCTCGGTCATGATCGGCGAATAATATGGCCGCACGTCTTTCGGTCACCGGATCGAGGCCGCGGAAGCGCGACAACTCAGGTCCGACCAAGGCCGTCAAAATCGGCATACGGCGCCGCGTGATGGACGTTCTCGGCGAAGCGCGGGTGTTTGACGCCTATGGCGGCGCAGGCGTGATGCACGACGCCGTCTGGAAAGATGCGGCTCTGTATGTGGGGTGCGATCGGAAGTTCTATCGTGATGAGCGGCGACTGTTCGTCGCCGACAATCGCCGAGTGCTTCGGGCCATCGACCTCTCGCAGTTCAACCTGTTCGACCTGGACGCATACGGCTCGCCTTGGGAGCAGATCATGATCATCGCCGCGCGTCGGCGCTTGGAGCCGAATGAGTGCATGGGAATCACCCTCACCGATGGCTCGACCTTGGCGCTCAAGTTCGGAGGCATGTGCAACGCACTCAAACAGATTGCCGGCGTCTCGGGCAATCCCGCCGGACTCGCTCGGGAATCCGATGGCATCCTGGATGCCGCCGTCGCCGGATTGGCGAAGCGCTTAAACGCCGAGGTTGAGCGTCAGTGGCGCGCGATCGGCACGAGTGGGTCGGCCGTGCGGTACATGGGCTTGGTTCTGCGTGGCCGGGAAGCGCCGCCAGAGGTCGCCGTCCAGAAGACCTCCTCCTTTGCCGTTCTCGACGGGATCCTTCAAAGCGGCGACGCGTGGACTGACTCCCTGCTCGCAGACTAGCGGGTTTGAATGATAGGCGCCCCATTGCTTGAGGAAGAAGGCTGCGCCGAGGTCCTCGCACTCGTCGCGCATGGCTCTGGCCCATTGTCCCGCCAACGGCGTTGTGCGTGCCTTGGGGCCGCTTTCGCCACCGAAGATCACCCAATCCGGCGCGGTCTTTGCGCCCTTCAAGGTGACGGGTCCGACCGCCGGTTCGTAGCTGATGAACCGGATTGCAGCCGGGGCCTCGGCCAAAATCGACCATCGGCGGTCGAAGCATTGCTGATCCTCGGTCGTGACGCCCAGCCAGACATTGGGATAGCCCGCGCCCCAATCGAGCGGCAGGAATCGGCCGTAGTTCTCGGGCCGCTTGGTGAGGATCAGCCAGTCGAGATCCGGCGTGGCCCGAACGAGCGCCCATAGGTCTTCCCTGGCGCCCTCGGGCCAGCGGTTGTCGAACACGTCGGCGAGCGAGGCGCAAAACACGCGCTGGCGATGGCCGTTGGCCTTCTGGAACGACGCCGCGTGTCTCTGCCACAGAACCGGCTTTCGCCAATTCGCCGGCGACGTGCGCTTGCGCTCGCCATGGGGTCCCCACGTTGTCCAGCCGTAGCGCTCGGCCAGAGTCTCGGCATAGCAGTTGTCGCAGGCGGCGGACACGCGCTGGCAACCTATGACGGGGTTGAATGTGCTGTCCGCCCAACTGATTTCGGTCGTATCGGCCATTTTTGACTCCTCCAGTAGTCGCTTTCACAATCCCGTGGCGACGCCCCGGCGTCAATGCAGAGCCGCCCTTGAATCAGAGGTCTAGCCATGTCCGACTTGGTCGCCGACGAGCGCACCCTGGGAATCATCAAGGGCGCCGCGTCCATGTTCGCCACACAGGCGGAAATCGGCGATCTTCTGAACGTCTCGGTCTGGCAGTTCACGCGGTTCATCGCCGCAGACCGTGAAGCGCGCCTCGCCTATGACAGTGGCGTCGCCCAGGCCAAGCTGAGATTGCGCAAGCTGCAATGGGCTCACGCCGAGAAGAACCACGGCATGGCCATTTTCCTAGGCAAGAATTACCTTGGACAGCGGGACATTCCAGGCGACGGGGCCGATGTCGCTCCCAAGCCCGCGCCGGCCAACGATGCCCTGGCGCTCGACAGCCTGACGGTGGAGGAGCTCGCCGAGCTTGAGCGAATTACAGCCAAAGCCCGCAAGTCCAAACCTCGACGCGATACAGACGGCCCTGGCGAAGAAGAGCCTGCGGGCGTTCGTTCGCCTCGCGTGGCCTAGCCTCGGCGTCGGCAATTTCGTCCCTAACTGGCACATCGACGAAATCTGCGATCACCTGGAGGGGGTGAGCCGCGGGCAGATCCGCAACCTGCTCATCAACATACCGCCTAGGCACTCAAAGACCCTGATCACCCAGGTTCTCTGGCCTGCGTGGGTGTGGCTTCAGGATCCGAGCTTCGGTCCGCTGGCCGGCCCTCAGACGAGCTTCTTCTGCGCGTCCTACGCCGAGAGCCTCACGATCGGCGCCGGCAACCAGTGCAAGCGCCTGATGCAGTCGAAATGGTATTGGGAGCGCTGGCGCAACCAGTTCCGCATCATCAAAGGCGAGGACACCAAGCGCCACTTCATCAACGACAAGGGCGGCCATAGATTCAATACCTCGGTCGGAGGAACCGGAACCGGGATGGGCGGCGACGTGCTCCTCGTGGACGACCCGCACAACGTCAAGGAAATCGAGTCCGACGCCGTGCGCCAAAGGGTCATCGCCTGGTGGACCGAAACCCTGCAATCCCGTTTCGACGACCCCTCGATCGGTGCATTCGTCGTGGTGGGCCAAAGGGTCAAGGAGAACGATCTTTCCGGCTACATCCTCGAAAACGATCGACCGAATTGGCATCATATCTGTCTGCCCGCCCGCTACGAGTCCGACCATCCGTTCCCGTTCGCCAACGATCCGCGCAAGGAGGACGGCGAACTCCTCTGGCCGGCGCACATGAACGAGGCGGCCCTGGCCCGCGCGACAAGCCAAATGACCGAGTTCGCCAAGGCCGGCCAGTATCAGCAGCGGCCCGCCCCCCGCGAAGGCGGCATGTTCAAGCGCGAATGGCTCGAAAAGCGCATGAAGCGCGAGGAAATTCCCTTCGGCGTGACATGGTGGCGGCATTGGGACTTGGCCGCGACCGAACGGAAGGCGCTCGACAAGAAAGGCGCAAGGTCCGCCGGCGTTCTGATGGGGCGCGCCCAAGACGGCCGCATCATCGTCGCCGACTGCATCGCTCAGTCCATCGAGGGGAAAAAGGTCGCGGATCTCGTCAAGGCCACGGCGGACGCAGACAACGCCACCGAGTTCGTCTCGATTTCGATCGCCCAGGATCCGGGGCAGGCCGGCAAGGTCCAGAAGGTCAATTTCATAGAGCTACTGGAAGGCTATGAGGTCCGTGTGACGCCGGAAAAAGGCGAGAAGGAAGCGCGGGCCGAGCCCTTCGCGTCGCAGTGCGAGGGCGGCAAGGTGTGGCTCGTCGAGGGACCCTGGAACAAGGAGTTTCTCGAAGAAGTCACGGTGTTCCCGGGGGGCAAGCGCAAGGACATCGTCGACGCCTGCTCTGGCGCTTACACGCGGCTCGTCATGTCCAGGTTCGCCGAAGCCGGCGATGGAAATCCGGTCGGTCCGCAGGTGTTCAGGAGGCCCAAAATCGTCCCCGGCTATGAGGACGAGTTCGACGGTCAGGACGCGCGTTGGTGACTCGCAATCTTTGCGTTTAGGCTGCGCGCGCACAGGGGGACTTCCCGACCGTGGCCAGCACGGATTCCACACGATCTCAGACACCAGGTCTCGGCGGCGGCGTGGCCGATATCACGGGGGGCGCCCGCAGCATTTCCGGCTGGGGGACGTCCAACCTCTTCGGCGCGCTTCTCGGCATGTATCAGCCGCCGCCGGCCAACCCCTTCCGCGAATCCGGGCGCCGCGGCACGGCGGTCTGGGGCGGCTATGTCCAGAACATCGAGCGCGATCGCAGGCTCACCGGCCAGGAGCGCTACAAGACCGCTTCCGACATCCTGGCCAACGTGTCCATCGTGGCCGCCGGCCTTCGGTTCTTCCTCAATCTGGTGGCCGTGCCGTCCTGGACGGTGAAGCCGGCCGAGGACATCGGACCCGGCAAGAGCTCGGACGAAGCCAAGAAGCTCGCCGACTTCGTTCAGGACTGCATCGACGACATGGACACGTCCTGGGGCCGCATCGTGCGCCGGTCCGGCATGTTCCGATTCCACGGCTTCGGGATCCAGGAATGGCTGGCCAAGCGCCGGGAGGACGGCTTCATCGGCTTGGCCGATATCGAGCAGAGGCCGCAGCACACCATCGAGCGCTGGGAGCTCGCCGACGACGGAACCATCGTCGGCATGTGGCAGCGGTGGCCGCAGAACGGCCAGCTGCTCTTCCTGCCGCGCAAGAAGGTCATCTACCTGGTCGACGACATGTTCACGGACAGCCCCGAGGGCATGGGTCTGTGGCGCCATCTTGTGGATCCTGCCGAGCGCCTGCGCAGGTATCTGAAGATGGAAGGTCTCGGCTATGAGCGAGACATGCGCGGCCTTCCGGTCGGTCGCGCGCCGCTTTCGGAAATCGACCATCTGGTCAAGACCGGGCAAATCACGCGCGAGACGGCGGACTCCTCGGTTCAGGGCATCCGCAATTTCCTGACGATGCAGGTCAAGGAGGAGGATTCGTCCCTTCTCCTGGACTCTTCAGCCTATCGCTCGCCCAACGCCGATGGCTACACCATCAGCGCTCAGCCCAAATGGGACCTCAAGCTGCTCAACAGCGGGGCGCAGGGCTTCGAGACCCTCGGCAAGGCCATCGACCGTTTGACGCACGACATGGCCCGCATTCTGGGAGTGGAGTCCCTTCTCTTGGGAAGCCAGCAGGGTTCCGGATCCGGGGGCAAGTCACTCTCGGAGGACAAGAGCCGCAATCTCTATCTCGCCGTTGACGCCACGGTTCACGACATATCGACGGGGCTGCGCCGGGACGCCATCGGCGCAATCTGGGATCTCAACGGCCTGCCGCGGAAGCTCATGCCGAAACTGCATACCGAGGACGTGGCATTCAAGGACGTGGCCTCGGTCGCCAAGGCCCTCGCCGACATGGCCACGGCCGGCGCAATCCTGGACCCCGAGGATCCGGCCATCAACGACGTGCGAGATCTCCTCGGCATTTCAAAACAGCCCGACAACATCGGCGATCGCGCGGCGGCCAGCGCCATGATTCCGCGGGCGACACCGCCAAAATCCGGCGCCATCGCCCCGGCACAGGACCAAGTGAGCCCGGAAGCCGGCGGGGCGCGCATCAAGACGCCGCAGGACGTGAACGCCGCCGGCTCGCCTGAGCCGACCGCAGGGCGTTCCGGTCAGCCGAGCAGCGGCCACCGTCCCGCCAGACCGTCCTCAACACCGCACAAGTGAGACCGCCATGTGGACCTATCAACAATCGACCGGGAACCTGACCGACCCTGACGGCAACGTGACGTCCGGCGGCTACAGCGGACACGGCGACGGGCTGAACAACCCCGCCATGCAGGACGTGGAAGGCGTCGGGCCGCTCCCGCAAGGGTTGTACGCCATCGGCGACCCTCTTGATCCGCCCGATCACTTGGGCCCGATCGCAATGCCCCTGACGCCTAGCCCGGCCAACGAAATGTTCGGCCGCTCGGCCTTCTTCATCCATGGCGACAACGCCGAAATGAATCACAGCGCAAGCGACGGCTGCATCATCCAGCCGCACAATATCCGCACGGTCATCGCCAACAGCCTTGATCGGACCCTCACGGTCATCGCCTGAGCCGCCGGCACTGCTTCAGTTTGAAATCCGCCAATCGCTCGTGAACCTCGCGGGCGCCAAAACGCCCGCCGTTAAGTCCTTGGAAAGATAGGGCTCTAGGGCTCTGTTGGATACAAATCGGGGCATTTTCAGCCCGCGATCGTTCGAACCTCCGTGCAGGAATGCGCTCTTTGCAACGGTCATTGTTCCGGCCATGGCGTGGGGCGCCGTTGCTCCGTGCCCCTTCTGGAAGGGGGTCGGACGGTGAGAGCCGATTCAGGGCCGCTACCTTTCCTTCTCAGGGGATCGGGGTAGCGGCCCTTCCTATTTGTCGTCGCCCCGCACGCCGCTCGGCGCTTCGCGCGGGGCTCCCGTCCCTCCTGGGAGCCGCCGCCTTGACGCCATGGCGGCGTTCTATCCTTCTCGGTCGGTGAAAGGGCCCATCGAATGAAGGCGGCGCCGAAAGCCAAGGCGAAGGCGCCCGTCGCTCTTCCGCCTTTGGACCTTTCGCCGCCGCCGGATTTCCTGGTCGCTCAGGCGGTGGCCAAAAAGGTGGAGCGCGAGACCGGCGAACCCGTGATGGCCCGCTTCACCCTGGAGCCTTTTCACCTTGACGACAAATCAGTCTTCAATGTCCCCCTCACATTGCGGGAATGGCCGTGACGCCTTCCCGGCCTAGGAGCCGACCATGACCGACAAGCTGATTGCCTCCCACGCCCAGGACGCGGGCCTCATCATGCGCCCGACGCTGGGTGACATGCTGGCGATCGCCGGTCGATTCCACGTCGAGCACCTGAGCGCCGAAGGTCGCCTCCTCTGGGAGGACGACTTTGACAATACCGTGGTCACGGTCGGCAAGAACCTCATCCTGGACGAGGCCCTGGCCGGATCGTCTTGGACCATGACCGGCCCTTACATGGGCCTCATAAGCTCGGTGTCCTATTCGGCGATTTCCGCATCGGACACCATGTCCTCGCACGCCGGCTGGACCGAGGCCGGAGGGACCAACGCCCCGACCTTCTCGGCGCGCATCGCTTGTGCATGGAGTGCAGCGTCTGGCGGCTCAAAGTCGCTATCCGCGGCCCTGTCATTCACGATGACGGGCGGAGGCACACTTGAGGGGGCGTTCCTGGTGGGGGGGTCCGGGGCGGTCTCCACCATCGGCAACACGTCGGGCACTCTGATTTCGGCCGGCCTGTTCGCGTCGGGCGCTCGGGCCGTCCTGACCGGCGACGTCGTCAACGTCAGCTACTCGATGAGCATCTGAAACCGCGCGTAGATGGCGACGTGGTACGTCAACAGCGCGGCCACGGGAACCGGCGCCGGAACGTCGTGGACGAACGCCTGCACGACCTTGGCCGCGGCGATCGCCCTGGCGGCGGCCGGCGACACCTTCAACGTCGCCTATACCCATAGCGAGTCCACGACTTCCGGCACTCTGACCTTTCCGGGCACGGCCAGTAGCCCGAATTTCGTCTATTCCTGCGACACGACCAATTCGCCGGCCCAAGCCAGTGATCTCCGGGCCGGCGCGTCCGTCGCCACGACCGGATCGAACGGCATAACGCTCAACGGGGGCGTCTACATCTATGGCGTGACCTTCACGTCGGGAAGTTCCACGGGAAATGCGCCGTTCTACATAGCCAGCGCCGGGGGAATGCTGCTCTTCGACACCTGCGCTCTGGTCTGCGGAGGATCGAACAGCGCTGGGTACTTCAATATCGGTGACAACGCCTACAACACAGCCTCGGAAGTTCGCCTGAAGAACACCACGGTCAAGTTTTCGAACGCCGGTCAGCCGATCGTAATGACCAGCGGTCGGCTCTATTGGACGAACACGCCATCGGCCATCCAGGGAAGCACTCTGCCGAACAACCTGTTTACGCAGGGCAGCGCCGGCCGGATGGCCAATGTGTTCTGCGACGGCGTGGATTTCACGGCGCTGAGCGGCAAGACCCTTGTCGGGGGGACCTACTACAGCCCCTCAATCTATCAGTTCGTGAATTGCGCCATCGCTTCGACCACGACGCCGGCCGCGTCGCAGGGAGGCCCTGGCGGCCCGATCGTCGACTTCATCAACAGCGACTCCTCGGCGACCGGCTACCGAGCGCAGCGGACGACCTACGAAGGCACAGTGACCGCTCAAGGGTCTATTACTTTATCGGGAGGCGCGAGCGATGGTGTCGAGCCGATTTCGTGGGAGTTCGGCATACAGCCGAACGCGTCGTTTCTGCATCCGCTGGAGTCCTGGGAAATCGTCCAGTGGTTCGGCGGATCGGGCCTGGGCTCCTCGCACACGGCCACCTTCCAGGTTTTGGGTCCGAGCACGGCGACCAATGCGAATCTGTGGGTCGAAGCGAGCTACCTCGGCAACTCCTCCTATCCTCTCGCCGATTTGGCGACTTCGGGCCTCGCCAATCCGCTCGCGACCGCGACGGCTCTTTCCGGATCGGGGACGGGGAGCTGGTCCAGCATCCCGGGCGGCCTTCAGGCCTTCACCATTTCGGTGAGTTTCACGCCGCAGGTAGCGGGCTACGTCCGCTTCGTCCTGAAGGCCACGGCGGTTCTGGGAAACACCTTTTACGTCGACCCTGCGCCCGTGATCGTGTGACCTCATGGCGCGCCAAGCCATCACGGTTGGCTTTCCGTTTCCGGTCTATATCGACCAGACGGGCCTCTATCAGCGCATGGCGCCTGGCGTCTATGTCGATGAGAACGCCAATTCGACCTATGCCGTTTCGGTCACCGAGGCCGGATCCGCTGCGGATTTGCCATCGGACGTCCTGGTCGCCACTGAGGCGGTAACAGAAGCCGGCTCTGCGGCGGACTCGCCATCCGACACCCTCACGGCCGTCGAGACAGTCACCGAGGCGGGATCGGCAGCCGATTCCCCTTCCGACGCCGTCACCGCGATCGAAACCGTCGGCGAAGCGGGTTCGGCGTCGGACACGGTGTCGGACTCCCTTGCGGCTCAAGAGACGGTCACCGAGGCTGGCGCGGCCGCGGATAGCGTTTCAGACGCTCTGGTCGGCGCCGAAACCGTCACCGAAGCCGGAAGCGCGGCGGACGCGCCGTCCAGCGCCCTGATAGCGACCGATGCCGTCACCGAGTCCGGCTCGGCGACCGATGCCCCTTCGCAGACGGTCACTTCCGCACAGAGCGTCGCCGAGGCTGGAAGCGCAGCGGAAAGCGTCGGCGAAACGCTCGTCATCGGCGCCTCGGTCACGGAGTCCGGCTCGGCGCAGGATTCGCCGACCGACCTGATCGTCGGCGCCGAGACCATCGCTGAAAGCGGAAGCGCGAGCGACGCGCCGAACGCAGCCCTGACCGTCTCGCCGGCGGTCACCGAGGCCGGTTCGGCCAGCGACACCGTGGCCACTGGCGGTATCGAAACCGTCACCGTGGCCGAAAGCGGATCCGCGACGGACACGGTTGGCAGTCAGCTCGTCGCGTCGGAGGCCGTGGGCGAAGCCGGAAGCGCGACGGACACGCCCAGCGCGGTCTTGACCCTGATCGCCGCCGTCACGGAATCGGGAAGCGCCGCGGACGCGCCATCGGCAGGCTTGGTCATAGCGCCGACCGTTTCGGAGATAGGCTCGGCGTCCGACACGTCCGACGCGATTTCAGGCCAAATGCTCACGGTCGCCGAAGCCGGCGCCGCGCAGGATTCGCCGAGTTCCGCGCTCGTAGCGGGCGACGCGGTCACCGAAACCGGAACCGCTACAGACGCGCCGAGCGCCAGCCTTCTCGCGCATCTGGCGATCACCGAAGCCGGAAGCGCAACCGACTCGGTGGTCACGTCCGGCACTCAGAGCGCGAGCGTCGCGGAGGTCGGCGCCGCGCAGGACGCGACCGATAGGGCCGTTTCCGTTCCCCTTGCGATCGCCGAGGCCGGAACGGCGGCGGATGCTCTGAGCGGTTCAGCCGTGCTCGGCGCCACGGTACTGGAATCCGGCGACGCGACAGATGCGCCGAACACCGGCGAGACGTTCGACGAGTCCGTCGCCGAGGCTGGCGCGGCCAGTGATAGCTTCCTGGAAGTCTATTTCCCTGAAGGGCTCCCCCTGTGGCCCTACAAACAGCGCGCCAGCGGGCCGGCTGATCTTCTCGCCGCCGCCGCAGCGCAAAACGGGACCGCAAAAGCGGCGGGACCGTCAGACTTGGTCGCGACCGCATCCCCGGATGATACGACCGTATATGCTTCGCGCGAATCGCTCGTGACCACGGTCGCCTGACGCCACAAGGAGATTGCGATGGCCCTGACCTGGCCCTCCAAACTTTCCTCGGAAACCCTGCTCTACGAAATCGACCTTTCGAAGCGCCTGCAGGGCAATTCCACGCTCGTTTCGGCAAGCCTGACGGTGGTCGCCGGGGCTGCGACGGTGAGCGGCGAAGTGACCAATCCGACCTCGGTCACCGCAGTCATCGAGGGGGGCGCACCTGGTGAGACGGCGGTGTTCCAGCTCGAAGCGAGCGACGACAACGGTCTCACCTATGAGGAAATCATCGTCCTTCCGATCGCGCAGCAGGACGCGGAGTTCGAAAGCGACGTCGAGCCGATCTATGCGACCGCCGAGGACATCGACCGATACATGACGAGCTCATATGGCGAAAACGCAGACGCTTGGTTGTGTGCGCCGAGGTCGGTCAAACAGCGGGCCGCGGTCACGGCGACAAGACTGATGGATCGCCAGAATTGGGCCGGCAAGCGCACGAACCCTTATTCGCAACAACCGCTCGCGTGGCCGAGGACCGGCCTGTGCTGGCCCGATGGCGGCATGGTTCCTCCCGACCTCATCCCCATGCGGTTCTTCTATGCCGTGTGCGAGCTTGCCGGAGCTCTAGTCGGCGGATCCAATGTGCAGGACGTTCCCGACCAGTTTCAGGACATTCGGCAACTGAAGGCCGGTTCGGCGGAA